CGAGCATAGAAGCATCCATAGAAGTGAGTCGTACTTTTTGTAAACAGGAATTCAATACCAGAGGCCCTTTACAACCTATACGAGTCACACTCGTGCTATTCGTACTTATAGCTTTAATTCTAATCACTATATATACCAGGAAATCATGATTCCCATGGAATGTGAAGTATACGAACCCATGTATGAATATAACGACAAAAAGTACATGCGCGTAGTCGTGAATGACAGAACGCGTGACTACATACACGGACTTCAAGAGAGCAAATCAAGATTTATCATGAACAAACAAAAAGTAGACGACCCACTCGAGGGAAATGTTTTAACAATAAAAGTACCATTCAGATACAGACGCGTGATGTGTACCGTCGAAGGTAACACACCCGTGCAATCTCTAGCTAAGGGTGACAAAGTCAAAATATTAGCAAATTTTAGTGGCGCGTGGAATGTCGCCAATCACAGTGGATATGCTTGGGTGATTAAGACGATTCAGACTCCTCCTCTTTCTTCTCCGGAATATCAATCTCTTCCAAACCATTCTCCTTGAATCCCAAGAATACACGGAGACTTCCTTGAAGTCGGTGAAGTTCCTGGTATGTCGTTTCGACGGCTTCTTGGAGCTTTTTAATGTTTTCTTCAACGTTAAGCTTTGGCATCTTGTATGTACTCTATTAAAGTTTGCAATCTTTAATACAGTAGAATGCTCACAAGGAGTGGATACATAATTAACAATCCACTACCCGAAATAAAAAAAGAGCTCACGGTAAGGGCCATCGTTAACGATGACTTTGGATTTCCTCCACCACCTTTCAAGGTATTTAGACCAACTAAGAACGGAATCTGCGTTCCAAGATACTATGGAATTAGTAAAATGGGAGAACCTCATGATGACAAAAGACCAGAACCTGTTCGAATTAGTGTGCGTTTCAATGGGACACTCAGAGACGCCACCCATCAGAACGCCGCACTTGCTGCGGCTATTGATGCGGGTCATGGAGTCCTCAGCCTTCCGTGTGGGTATGGGAAGACCACCGTTTCGTTAGCTATCGCGTGTAAACTTGGATACAGAACAATGATTGTCGTGCACAAGGAATTCCTCGCAAATCAATGGGAAGAACGAATCAAACAGTTCTGTCCAGGTGCTACCATAGGTCGAGTTCAACAAAACAAAAAAGAAGTTGACTGTGATTTTGTGATAGCCATGTTACAATCGCTCTCACTGAAAGAATATTCATTCGGTGATTTTGATAGCGTTGGTACGCTCATAGTAGACGAAGCACATCATATATGTGCAAAGGTGTTTAGTCAATCCTTATTTAAGATGTGCCCCAAACACATTTTTGGTTTATCTGCGACACCAAACAGGAAAGATGGACTCACGAAAGTGCTTCACTGGTTTATGGGCCCTACATTTTTTGCCGTGGAACGAGAAAATCAACAGCAGGTCGAAGTGTTTCCAATCGAGTTTGAGTGTCCGCGTTTTAGAGACCCACCACCGTGTACTCGATTTGGGAAATTATCACTCTCGACTATGATCACAGAACTGACAGAAATGCGCGAACGAAACGCGATGCTCGTGGGTCTCATCAAGCGTATCACACAAAGCACGAGACAATTACTTGTGTTAAGTGACCGCCGTCAACACTGCATGATGTTGCATCAGTGTTTTCCAAATAATTCGGGTCTTTACATGGGGGGTATGAAAGAAGCTGACCTCACAGAATCAAGCACAAAAAAGATAATATTTGCAACTTTTAGTCAAGCACATGAAGGTTTGGATATACCTTCTCTGGACACGGTTATTCTCGCGACGCCCAAATCAGACATAGTACAATCCATAGGTCGCGTCATGCGCGAAACAAAGGGGAAAAAGAATAACCCAAACATCTACGATATTTTTGATCAATGGTCAGTGTGTCACGCCATGTATAACAAGCGTCTTCGTGTCTATAAACAGGGTGGTTTCAAAATGCCCAAAGTAAAACCCGAAGAACCCGATGCATTCGCGCGGGGTACGTGTTTGATAAATTTGTAGTGTAATTATAGGATGCCTTGTAGTACGGATGATAGATCTCATCGAAAATACTACGAACGGATCACTTCAATCGAAACACTCGATTACGTGGGTCTCATCGCATACACGGTTGCGGCTATAAATGAACTACGAGAAATGGTCGATGAACTTGAAAACGCTTAAATTAATCTGTTTTTACCAGTCACATGATATGCGAATGGTAAAAATAGTTCGTTTACTTCTTAATGGCGTCCATCGCGGCGAGTGCGACCACACCCGCGATAAAGAACAAAACGACGTAATTCGTTTCGGTGTCTTCTGTGCGAGTATCTCCTCTGGAAGAAGGACGAGATCCGGTAGATGGCGCATACATCCGAGGAAGCCTGGGTGGCGGGTCTTCCTCAAGGGGACAGTACCCTATCATTTATACTCTATGTTTACAAATTTATTTCTACTGACTTTTTCTTACGACCACGTTTACCCTTTGTCGTGGTCGACACTTTCACCTCTTTGACATCGCTGTCCTCTTCGTCATCATCGGCTGGACCTTCGACGATGTCCGAAATCGCATCATCGTCGTCATCGTCAATCGATGGAATGGGTTCAGGTGCTGTGGTAGACATAGGTGGTGCGGGTGGCATCATAATGTTACCCATCAAACTTGAAATATCGACGCCTGGACCCTTCATTTCGTACTGGTTACCACCCGATGGTTCGCTCGATGGGGCGTCCATAGCACTTCTTGGTGTCGTGTTTTTCACAGCATCGACCATGTTTTGAACGAGTCCTGGATTTTGCTTCAAGATATCATTCATATTGGGCATGACTGACTTGAACATACTATTCGTCAAGTGGAACATCATCGCTGAACCACCGAGCATCATGATGAGCTTGACTTCTGGAGCAACGTGCATCTTCGTCCTGTACTTGACGTATAACTCTTCAAATACTTCATCGTAGTCGTCAACGTTTTCCATCACATTCTCCGACCAGCCTTCAAGCTGGATCTCGAATGGATTATATTTTTTGTTCAAAAACTCGAGACCAGTCACACACGCAATCAGCATACGACGAGAGAACTTAATAGAGCGGTCGACGTCAATGCTATACGTGATTCGCTTCACTTCCGTACGCAAATCGTCAACGTTCGAGTATACATTGAGTCGTTTGTTCACCGAAAATCCCTTCTTTTCGAGACGACCAAGTTTGTTGACAAGGTCTGCCTTCTCTTCATCGATGGATTTATACCCAGGCGATGGTCGCTCTTCTTCTTGTATCGCATAATCACCTTGCATGTACTGTGGCTGTTCCATCTCTTCTTCGTCGTATTCACCGTAATCAACGGGTTCTTCTTGGTGTTGTTGTGGAACCGACTGCTTAGTCGGGTTGGCAAACGCATCGATGTCTTCTTGCATCGTTGGTTGTGGCTGTGGTTTGTATACCGTCGGCTGTGGGACGCGCCGCGAAGAGCGTGGACGGGGTGCCTCAATTTCAATCTCATCCATCAACGCCTGTTCATTGTCATCAAGCTTCATGACATTCCCAACGCTCCGGTCGAGTGATATTTCTCCGTCCATTACTCTGTACTTTGAAACTAATTCAAATTCTTTAACGCACTTTATAAAAAATATTGCATACATAATAAATGATGAAACTCAACGCCACAAACCGAAACACCATTAAGGCGATTGCTTTGATATGCGCACTCCTCTCGGCATTGATGGTGATGTTCCCCCAACGAAGAAGTGGTTACCAGCCCAGACCAATCAATCTTGAAGTCGCCCCCGAAGGCGCTGTCGAATCCATTTTTGATTTGGAACACAAGATTGAATGTGTGCCAGGTTCGAAAGAATCCGCGTACTACACCAAGTCTTTGACTCCAGGTGGTATCTGTGGCGACCAAGATTTCGTCAAGAAAAGCGCGGACGCGAAGATTATCGGTGGAATCGGTGGATCTTTAATATAATGTATTAGTAATGACTACTGTGAATACGGTTCGGCAAGTTTTACCAGATTTTGAATACGAGTATCATACTATCTCGGTCGATACCATCGGTCAAGATAGCAAAAACACTTTCACTGTGCACTTGACGCAACCAATCGAAAACATCGTACAGACTCGTCTTTTGGCGGCTCGTATCGATGCATCCGGCTCCAGTGTATGCCATATCTCAGTGGATGAATTGAATACGAATTATTCCCAAAGAACGTCTAATGTGTACGGTGGTCAAGGAGACATGACTGTACTTAACAGAGGGTTCGGTACGGTGATACAGGACGGGTCAAATCCAATCATATTTAAGGATGATTATGACGTCACCACACAATATATGACTCCGGTGAGAAAGGTTGACAGATTGAGTTTTACACTCAGAGATGAAAACGGGGTCACGACAAGTGATGGCACCGATAACTTTTTTATTTTCAGATTTGTTTGCAAGAATAAGAATTTGCCCTTCATTGAATCGGGGCGCTAGGTACGTGTATTTTTTACCTTTATGTATTATAAATGTCGGCGGGAGTCGTGCAATTGATAGCCATAGGTGCTCAAGATGAACACATCATGGGTGAACCTGAGATATCATTCTTCACGTCGACATTCAAACGGCATTCAAATTTTTCACAGTCCGTAGAGAAACAGCTCATGCAGGGTAATGTGAAAAATAACGCTATGACATCCGTAAAATTCGACAAAACTGGTGATATGCTTGGATACTTGTATATCACAGTAGATGATAACAATCAATCCATAGACATAACAGATTGGACCCAAGTGATAGACAAGGTTGAGTTATATATAGGTGGGCATCTCATCGATTCTCAAGATTCGGTATTTACGGAGAAAATCGCTATAGATACATTCGCACAGAATGTGTCTAAGAGCTCAAACGGCCCACATCCAGGTATAAGCTCTAAATCATACTTTTACCCACTTCGATTCTTCTTTTGTGAGGGTCCTCAATGTGCACTCCCACTCGTGGCATTGCATTATCACAACGTAGAAATACGTATTCACTGGGGGAACTCAGTCGGAAACTACAATTATGAATTGTATGCGAATTATTACTATCTCGACAACGAAGAGCGCGGAAATATAGTTTCTCGTAACCACGAAATGCTCATCACACAAGTACAAAAAAACATACCATCGGGTGAATTGGATCAAGAACTCATATTTAGTCATCCAGTTAAATATATCGCCTCTTCGGATACATCATCCAATGGTGCACTTACATCCATATCAAATCGAGTTAAGTTAAACATAAATGGCCTCGATATAGGAAACTTTAGATGGGCGAAACCACATTACATAGACGTCATGGCATATTATCACACGAATTATGTGACTTCCCCGGATTTCTTTATGTATTGTTTCTGTCTCTTAACAAGTTCTTTACAGCCCACAGGTACTTTAAATTTTAGTCGCCTCGATAACGTGAAAATTATAAGTGAGACTTTACCAATCACACACCCTATATATGCGGTTAACTATAACATTTTGAGAGTTGAAAATGGCATGGCTGGTTTACTATACGCGAATTAAAATACAATAGTATATTAAATGGTTAAGAATTCCGGTGTGAATCAGCCTACTGATATGGTGCGCCTCGGGCGATACATTGATTCAGAGCAACCCAGAAACTCCATTGTGTTTAATGCCTCAGAAAACAAAATTCGTGATATCAAACACAGCGGATTATACATAAGTCCAATACGTAATGCGAGTGCATCGAACTTACTTGCGTATGATTCGATCACGAAGGAAGTCGTCGATATAGGAGGCACAAAACTAAAACTCGACGAACTACAAGTAAAAAATTTAGACGTGTTAAATCTCACGACACTCAACGAAGAACACGTATATACACCTGTATTAGAAATAGGTGAAGGGTGTAAACCAACTGAAAATGTGGGTGTAGACATACACGGTATACAACTCATGCACACGAAGAGTAACGGGTGTTTATCCATTAACGCGAACACAAAAATAGACGGGTCCATCGAAGCGACGCAATTCGTGGGCGACGGAGGTCTCTTATCTAATGTACAATATGATCTGAATGTAGACATAGGCGAAGTCGTGGAAAATATACAAATACTCGGTGAACTCAAGGCCGATGGTGGACTCCTGTCTAATATTACAATCGACCAAATCACAGATTTTAATGATTATTTTAATACATTAGATGTATCAAATGACATAAATGTCGGGAGATCGTTGTATGTAAATAACCGTATCCACACGAAAGGAAATATAAACGCAGATGGAAAAATTATCGCTCCATCTTTTCATGGAGATGGTACTACACTCAATGGGGTCGCCAAAATAACTGATGTTGATGCGACAAATGTACGAGTATCAAAATTGGAATCAAATATACCGCGTTTTGAACCAATTGAAAAAGACATTCCATTTCTACAAAAACAAATTGACCAACTTCGGGTAGAATTACCACGAATTGATACGCTTGAAAAAAACGCGTCAATGCACGAAACAGCGTTATCCACTTTGAACCCACGCACTTTCAAACTAGAAACGAATATACCTAGGATAACCACGTGTGAAAAAAGGATAAGTGGCATAGAGGCGAGTATACACAATCTACCCGAAATAGAACGTTTGAGTAAAGATGTGTCCGCCATTCAAACATCGATACCAATCATTCATGATACAAAAAAGATAGTTCCGTGTGTTCACGAAAATACATCTAGAATAATAGATTTGGAAAAGACAATCGCGCGATTTAATGAACTGGAACAAATCAAA